TGCGCCCAGGGACGTCGTCCGCACATCGGCTGGGAGGCGCTCCATCCTCAGCTGGGAGACCAGTGCCAGCTCGTCTACGAGGGCACGTTCGAGGGCATCTTCAGCAACGGGACCAACCTCCCCGCGATGAGTGACACGACAGGGAATGAGACAGCGTTGCCGGCGAGCGAGTAGAGCTTTGCATCGGACAAGGCTGGCAGTGTATAACTATCAGGGAACCCCTGGAACCGAAAGCACTCGCGTGGAGTGAGCTTTCGTTTTCCCCTGGCATCACAGACCAGCGGAACGTTGTGCCCTCCCGTCCCCATATTGGCCGTGAGCGTGGGGCACTCATGGCTCTTGTTCTCGCGCACGTAGACCCGGCGATACTGGTAGACGGTGTTCGGGACCATCTCCATTGCGTTGACCAGAGGCCACGCGCCAGACTTCTCCGTGTAGTAATACTTGGCCGGAACCTCAGCCTCCAGGAAGTCCGTGATCGGGCGCTTGGGAACCTCCGGGAAGTCGAGACTGAACTGACGCGCAACCTCGGGGTCCCGCAGGGCCACGATGTAGATTCGCTCACGGTGCTGGGGAACTCCCGTCAGCTTCGCAGTGTTGAGGACCTTGAAGACCACGGTATAGCCCCTGGCCTCCAGCTCCGAGACGATGGTCTTGAACGTGGCGCCCTTGTCGTGGGTTGTCAGGTTCTTGACGTTTTCCAGGACGACAGCGCGAGGCTTCCGGTGGTCGACGATGTCCAGGATCTTCCAGAAGACGTTCGAGCGAGGATCGCGAAAGCCCTCACGACGACCAGCAACACTGAACGGTTGGCACGGGAATCCGCCGGTCAGAATGTCATGGTCCGGAATGTCCTCGACGGCGAGATCGCAGAGGTTCACGCAGGTCAGAGTATGGTCCGTGAAGTTCGCGTCATACATCGCCTTGGACGAGGGCAACATGTCGTTCGCAAAGACGGGGGAGACCCCCTGCGTTGCGAAGGCAGACGAGAAGGCACCAGTGCCAGCGAAGAGATCGACGAGCTTCATTAGAGGGTTCTCCGACGGGCGTCCGAAGGTCCGTTTTTACACGCCAAAAAAACGGATCGGCCGGGTGGAGCCTGGACGCCACCATATCGAATGGCAACTCCTGTTGGTCGCTATCGCACCCCGATTGATGCAGTTGATTCCGCGATGGCTGAACTTCGAGCGGGAGTGCACGGAAAACACTATGCGATGCCCTTTCGGAGTCTTCCCGACAAGCTCGCGTTTAGCTCAAACGACTTCGTCGAGAGTCGCCTCCTGAAGGTCGCCATCAACGACCCATCGAGCAAGCGGATCTTCGTCGCCAAGTTTGAGTTCATTCCAGGAGGCGTTAGCCCGGAATGCGTCGTCAAAAACACCCTGATCAATGCAGATTCGAGCGTCATCGACATGTTTATGGCCCTTTGCGCCGATAACCTTATGAAACCAATCGTCTGTGCCACAGAGGAGGAGTTGACGGAGCGCGAGGAGTTTATCGAGGCTGTCCTTCGCAAGCATTGGCTCCTTGAGGATGACGATGAACTCAAGCGCAGTGTCTTCGCCTACACTGAGCTGATGAACTCCCACTGCAGGTAATCGCAGATCTTCTTCCAGATTTGATCATGGGCGATCAGACGGTCCCGTGACTTGAGCAAGGGAAAGTAGACCTTATACTCATCCAGCTCCAGGAGCTCGAAGAACTTGTAGAGAATGTACGAGTAGCTCAGGAAATTGGTTCGGTCATCCGGGCAGTACAGCAGGAACGGAGCCTGGATCTCCTGGAACATCGCTCGGATTTTCTCCTCGATCTCTGGTGTGATCGTTGGCGGTGGATTTCCGTTCAGGCGACTGAGGATATGGGTCCGGTGCTCGTAGTACTTGGACCGACCGAGCTTCTTGAGGATCTGGCGTATGTCTTCCTCCGAGAGATCGGCGACATTCGTGATGCGACGCTTGCGAAGCTCGAGAATGACCTCGTTCATCACGTCCTCGGGGATGATGGTGGACTCCTTGGCCTGAAACTGATTGAGGATCTCATTGAGATGGTTGATCTTCTTATACGCGTAGTTGTTCCGCTCCTTGGGCGGATCGCGGAAACTCGGAAAGTCCGAGACCACCAAGGCATACTCTTCTGATCCACACTTGGGGCAGACGAGAATTCCCTCCGACGAGATCTCTTCGCGGGCCACGTTGCACGACAAGCAATGCTCTGTCATCTGTTGGGTCATCTCAGGACCCGACGAGAGCTTCATGCGGTGAATGTAGGCGTCATACATCTGCTTGCGGGTGGGCCCGACATCGCCCGGAGCCACATTTGCGAAATACTTGAGGATGGTCGTCGCATCACGAGGCGTGGAGGCTGTCGGTGCACTGGTCGGGTCCTGCTTCTTGTAGTAATCCAGCAGGATGTCCATGTTTTTGAGGTAGTAGTCCTCCACCGGATTCGCATGCGCCAGATCAAGTTCAAGTTCGCGGGCTGTGGTCTGGAGATGTGTGGCTTCGACAACGGACTCCAACGAATTGGAGGCGTAAAGGTCCGAGATCTCCTCACGCAGGCGTGCAAGGTCAGTCTGGCGCTCGCCCTGTGTCGACGTCAAGTCGCGCAAGGTTTGAACCACGTCCCGATGCACGGAGTCCAGCGTCCCGGTTGTCTGTCCCCCCGACGGAGCCTCTCGGATCTTCCGGACGCGAAAGACATCCATTTATGAAGCTCAACACCTGTCCCCTGTAGACCTGATTTTGAAACATGCAGGGTCGTTGGCGTTTGACAGCCTCGAGTGTTCCTTGGCCGTCGAGATGGAATCGAGTGCACACATAGGTCAGCGCAAGGAAGGCGCTACGATTCATTCCGGCCTGGCAATGGACGTAGACGATCCCTCCAGGAGGCGAGCGCAAAAAGGCATGCATGGTTTCTTCGAACCGAGGATACCAGTCTAAAATGTTGTGGTGGGACGAGTCCATCGCAGAGAGGCAGACGTACCGATCGGGATGGATCCGCTGATACCACTCTGGACTATCTCCTGGGAAGGCGCAATTGATGACGTGTGAGATTCCGCGGTCTCGGACGAAGCGCGGGGTGAGAAGAGCTCCCGGACCGACGAGGATTCGTGTGTGGAAGTAGGCAGGAGGTTGGCGAAGATAGTCTGGAATCGGAGCCAGCATCTACCTCTTCCTCCCGACTTGCCTTTTAATGGTCGCACGCAGGAACTCCACCCCCGGCGACTCCACACCAGCCTGAGGTCAACCCCTTCTCCGCTCGACACGGACAGGCGCGCTGAGCCCGCACGCGAGACAGCCCCTCTTCGTGGCGAAGCTGTTCGGTCGCCTTCTGATCTCGAACGCGATTGGCATACGTCTCCCATCCGCTCTTGGCAATGTACTCCATCTGCCGAAGCGCCCACGCATAGGAGGCTCCACTGTGCCCCTTGTACATCATCCGCGCAGCGATGGCGGAGAGTTCAAAGTCCGAGGCGAACATGAATCCATCGGGTCCGGGGGTCGAGGGCTTGGCCAGATAGTCCCAGAGACCCACCTGTGTGACCGCCTGGTAGGCATCCGCAAGCATCGTGGCATCCGAGATCGAGAATCCAAGGGCAGTGAAACGCTCCATTGTGTATAAAAACGGGTGCCTTGTAAGCAAGACGTCCGTTTTTGTATGGACATAGAGGGCTATCTCAATCAAGTCTTCGAAGAAGGACGGCTCGATGACGAGATCCTTCGCATTCAGCATCTGATGATTGGGCTGACCAAACTCCCCCATCCCGACAAGGGGATTCAGGCGCGGAAGGTTCATCTTATGACCCAGATCTTCAAGGGGCTCCTCTCAACCAAGGATGCCCGAGAGAAACGTGTTCAGCAGATTCGTGAGAACTACGGTCGCAGCGCCCAGAATTGCAGCACCCGTCCAGCTCACGACCCCACCCGAGGTGTAGGCATTTGGAACGTACTGAAGCAAAAGGTTACGGGGCATTGACATCGAGATGATGGCGCCTGCAATGAAGATGGCGAGGTAGAGGGTCGTGTTCGACAGCATGAAGCGCATGGCGGGCAGGCTCGGCTTGAAGGTAGGCGCCATGGCAGAGTGACCGGGCGACATCACGCCGGGGACACCCATCATGGGGGGCTGAGACTGGGGACCCTGCGGGGAGGGGAGAAGCGCGTCGAGCGAAGTGGCATCTTCCATTTGTTTATGAAGGAGAGGAGCTTTCGCAGGTTGCATCTTCGACGCGGTATTTGTAGCACTTTCCGTCCGTTCGAACGACTTTGTCGACCATGTCCTTGAGGGGGAGGGCGGGCGTCTTTTCAGCTGTGTACGACCGGTGGAAGAGCAGAATGAACACCCCGAGCCCAATGAGGAAGGAGAAGAACGGCCCTGCGCGATGGATGGCAGCCGAGACGCGCTCACCTGTAACGAGTGCGACCATTATCTACTCGCAAGCAAATTCAGCGAGTCCGGCTCGGACGTGCACGGAACTTCTTCGGCGATGAACCGGACACATCCACTGTCGACGTGAAACGGGCTTGAGTCGGTCGGAGTCGGGAGAATCTTGATCTTGCGATTGGGAGGAACGATGACGGTCGAAATCAACATTCCGACGATCGCCCCAGCAACAATCCAGCGCGCGTCGAGCATTGCTTTACCTCAAGAGGATTCTAGAGGCCCTTGGCCAGTGCAGCCACCTCTTCCGGGGTCGTCAGCTTCACCCGCAGAGCCTTATCCACGCGGAAGTACTCCGCGATCGCCGGACCGAAGAAGGCGAGCCCGTATCCGCTCATCGGGAAGAGCGCAGCGAGACCGGTCAGACCAATCGCAAACAGCTTGGACCCATACTTGACATAGGTCATCCAGGTAATGATGATGCTTGTCACGTAGAGAAAGGTAAAGATCGACGTTCCAAAGATCCCCACGAACGACGTGAGAAACGGCTTCCAGGGATCCGAGATGTCTTCCGGGCGAAAGGGTTTGGGCTTCGCGGACGGCGAACTCGGGAGGCCTCCAAGTTCAAACTTCTGCCCCTCCGGGATCACCACCGTCATCGGCTTCCCATTGACCGTATATTCAGCTGTCAACCTCCGCCCCTTAACGATGTTGGCCGCGTTGACGTTCGAGGACTCCTTCTCCTTGAGTTTTGATTGCGCGAGCTCCTGCGTCTTGAGTTCGAGACAGGTCTGGTCTGCAGACCCACACATATCCGCTGCGGTCTGTTTGATCTCGGCCTGTTCGTCTTGCGACAGCTTGATTGTGCCAACCCCAGAGGCCCGCGCCGCAAAGGGAATGAGAGAGGAGTCGACATCGAGCGCGACATTCCCATCGGACTTGAGTTTGTCTTGGAGAGTTTGGCTTACGTCGGTAAAGGAGAACTCGTCTCCAAACTTTGCGGACTTGATGACAATCGACTGGGCCATAGTTATTAATTCGCAAACACAAGATTGCCGAGACCAGAGACGATGCGGAGGAAGTTCGTCGCTTCAACGTAGACCCCGACGGTGTAGGTGTAGACGAAGATGACGTTGTCATTCCCCTGGACGACCGTCACGATATCGCTCGGGTTGTAGACCAGGCTTCCATCGGGGTTCCGGAGCGTCAGGTTTGCCGCCGGGATGATGGTCGGGTTCTGACTGAACACGGTGGACTTCAGCACGCACACGATACTCGTCGTTGCAGCGCCTGTTGTGGTGCTCGCCTGCGGAAGGGGTTGCTGGAGCGTGAGGCGGAGAACGATCTTGTTGAACAGACTGCCGTTCACAGCTCCGCTTGGCTGGTACTGATCATGGTCCAGTG